TTTACTCAAAAAGAAATGGATGAGTTTATAAAGTGTGCGGATGATCCCGTATACTTTGCTGTGACTTATATGAAAATCATTAACGTTGATCGCGGTCTTATTCCATTTGAGATGTGGGATTTCCAGAAAGAAATGCTTTTGAACTTCCACAACAACCGATTCTCTATTTGTAAACTCCCGCGTCAGGTTGGCAAAACCACAACATCTGTTGCATATTTGCTACACTACATACTTTTCAATGAGAGCGTAAACGTAGCTGTTCTAGCTAACAAGTCTGCGATGGCCAGAGAAATCTTAGGCAGACTTCAACTGGCTTTTGAATACTTGCCTCGTTTTCTACAGCAAGGCGTAAAAGAATGGAACAAAGGTTCTATTGAACTAGCCAACGGCTCACGTATTATGGCCGATTCTACATCTGGTTCATCTATTCGTGGTCGTTCGTTCAACATTGTGTTTTTGGACGAGTTTGCGTTCGTTCCTGAAAATATTGCTGAAGCATTTTTCATGTCCACATATCCTACAATTTCTTCTGGTAAGTCTACAAAGGTCATCATCGTATCCACACCTAATGGACTGAACCTGTTTTACAAGATGTGGTTTAAGGCTACATCCGATGATCCTGATCTCAAATCAGAATATGTTCCAATTGAGATCCACTGGAGTATGGTGCCAGGACGCGATGAAGATTGGAAACGACAGACGATTGCCAACACATCTGAAGATCAATTCCGTCAAGAGTTTGAATGTGAGTTTATTGGTTCAGCTAATACTCTGATTCACCCTGCTAAACTACGTTCGCTTGTTTGGCATAAGCCTGTTCGTCATGACGGCTTCTTGGATATTCTCAGAGAACCAGATCTTACTAGAACATATACAATGACGGTAGACGTTGCCGAAGGACAAGGATTAGACTATTCAACATTCTCAATCTTCGACGTTACGGAAATACCCTACAGACAGGTTGCTAAATATCGAAACAATAAGATATCTCCTATGCTGTTTCCTACAGTTATTGTACAGGCAGCTAAAATGTACAATGATGCCTTCATTCTAGTGGAAATTAACAGTATTGGTTTACAGGTAGCTGATATTATCCATTTCGAACTATCATATGAGAACCTAATCAAGATTCAGGTCAAAGGCAAGCTGGGACAGCAGTCTACCCCCGGTTTTACCAAAAAGATTGCTTACGGTCTAAAAACGTCCACTCAGACAAAAAATATCGGTTGTTCTAACCTCAAGACCTTAATTGAGAGTGACAAACTGATAATTAATGATGAGCAGACAATCGATGAGCTAATGCGCTTTTCTGCCGACAAAAAGAGCTTTAAGGCCGAAGAAGGCAGTAATGACGATTTAGCTATGACGCTTGTTCATTTTGGATGGTTAACGTCTCAGCGATACTTTAAAGAAAATATCAATAGCAATATTCGTGCCGTACTACAGCAGGAACAAATGAACATTATGGACGAATCCTTTGTGCCATTTGGTATTGTAGATGATGGACTAGATGATAGAATGGAAAAAGACGCACAAGGTGAGTTATGGTTTAAAGAAAGGGGTTATTTGGATCCTTTTGGTGATTTGAACTGGACTAACAAGCTATAAATACTCGTTTTACTAAATAAAAATGAAAGAAGAAGATTTTAATCTTTCTAAAGGAGAAACACAATGCCATTTCAACTGTCACCAGGCGTAAATGTCTCTGAAATCGACCTGACAACTATTGTACCTTCTGTAGGTACAACAGAAGGCGCTTATGCGGGTCGTTTTGCATGGGGACCAATTAACAAGATTGTTACGATTTCAAACGAAATTGAACTCGTATCCACATTCGGTAAGCCTGACTCTTCTACATATCTCGACTATTTCACATGCGCTAACTTCCTGTCTTACGCTCGTAACCTTAAGGTTATTCGTGCTGCCAATACTTCTGTTGCAAAGAATGCTACTGCAAACGGTAGTGGACTATTGATTGCTAATCGTGATCAATACGAAGTGGATTACATGGATCTGTCCGCAGCAAATACAGACGGAATGTTTGCAGCTAAGTATGCAGGCGAACTTGGAAACAGCCTTTCTGTTTCTCTTTGGGCTTCTGCCAATGCAACAGCTTTCGCTGCATGGGGTCCAGATGGCGATTATGCATCAGAATTTAACGGCGCACCAGGAACTTCTCAATTTGTTGCTGGCGTAAACGGCGCTAACGACGAAATGCATATTCTTGTTATCGATTCTAAGGGTGCCTTTACAGGTCTTGCAAACACAATTCTTGAGAAGTTCTCTTATGTTTCTAAAGCTTCAGACGCTAAGAACGATGATGGTTCATCTAATTATTGGGTAAATGTTCTAAACAGCCGCTCATCATACATTTATGCTATCAATAATGCGATGGCTGCTAATGGTGTAGCACAGACTACAACTTGGGGTACAACTGCCGGAAACACAACCTTTGCTCAAACATCAAACGAATATACATTTTCTCTTAGCGGTGGTGTATCTGGTACTGTATCTGATGATAATCGCACATCTGCATACGACCTATTTGATAATGCAGACGAAGTTGATGTTTCTCTAGTTGTTCTTGGTTCGGCATCATCAACTCTTATTCAAAACGTTATTGACCGTGTTGTTACAAATCGTAAAGATTGCGTTGCATTCTTCTCACCAAGATTTGATGACGTTGTAAATAATGTTGGAGATGAAGCAACAGACATTATTGCATTTAAGAATCTTATTGGAAGATCAACTTCATATGCTGTTATGGATTCAGGTTGGAAATACCAGTTTGACAAGTTCAATAACGTGTATCGTTGGATTCCTCTAAATGGAGACATTGCTGGACTTTGTGTTCGCACAGACTTCGAACGTGATCCATGGTTCTCACCTGCCGGATTCAATCGTGGTCAGATCAAGAACGTTGTTAAGGTTGCATGGAATCCAAATAAGACAATGCGCGATGAACTATACAAGAATGGTATCAATCCAGTTGTAACATTTAACGGTGAAGGTACAATTCTTTATGGCGACAAGACGCTATTGGCTAAGCCATCAGCATTCGATAGAATTAACGTTCGTCGTTTGTTTATTGTGCTTGAAAAGGCAATTGCCCGTGCTGCTAAGTATTCATTGTTTGAATTCAATGATGCATTCACACGCGCACAGTTCGTTGCTCTTGTTGAGCCATATCTACGTGACGTTCAAGGACGCCGTGGTATCTATGATTTCCGCGTTGTGTGTGACGAAACAAATAACACTCCTGAAGTAATTGATCGCAACGAGTTTATCGGTGATATTTACATCAAGCCAGCACGTTCAATCAACTTCATACAGTTGAACTTCGTTGCTGTCAGAACTGGTGTGGCATTTGACGAAATCGTTGGTCGCTTCTAATATCATCATAAATAATAGGAATAAGGAGTAATCAAAAATGCCATTTAACATTCAACAGTTCAGAGGTCAGATGACAGGCGATGGTGCCCGTCCTAATCTGTTCGAATGCACAATTACGTTCCCACTAGCACCTGGGGTGATTTCTTCACCCCAGGGAGCCCAAACAAAGTACACATTCTTTGCTAGATCGGCTCAGTTGCCAGGATCTTCTGTTAACTCAGTTCCAGTAAATTATTTTGGCCGTGAGCTAAAGTTTGCTGGCAACAGAGTGTTCAGTGATTGGGCGGTTACAATATTGAATGATGAAGACTTTGTTATCCGCAACGCCTTTGAGCAGTGGATGAATGGTCTAAACTCTCACCGTATCAACCTACGTGATTCTGGACTTTACGATAGTTCACAGTATCAGCAGGATGGATACGTTAAGCATTACGGCAAGCGTGGTGAAGTTCTAAAGGCTTACAAGTTTGTCGGTATGTTCCCAGTTGATCTATCACCTATTGATTTGGATTGGGCAGCTAATGACTCTATCGAAGAGTATTCTGTCACGTTTGCATATCAGTGGTGGGAAGTTATTCCTGGTGATCAGTCTTCGACCCAAAATGACGTTGTGATCTAAGTAATCAAGATGGATGGAGAAAGAAATTTCTCCATCCGCTTATCAATATGGAGAATTAAATAGTGGCAAAATTATTCGGCTTCGAGATTGTTCGTGCTAAAAAGCAAGAAGAACAAGAAGAACAGAACAAAACATTTGCTCTACCACAAAACGACGATGGTGCTGTTACGGTCCAATCTGGAGCGTATTACGGTACCTATGTTGATTTGGACGGTACAGTTCGCAACGAAATCGAATTAATTACTCGCTATCGTGAAATGTCAATGCAGCCTGAATTGGAAACTGCGATTGACGAAATCATTAACGATTCCATTATTACTGATGATCATGGACAATCTGTCGAAATCAATATGGATGATTTGGAAATTTCTGACAGTATCAAGAAAAAAATTACTGGGGAGTTTGATACCGTAATCAAACTTCTCAATTTCGGTAATATGGGACATGATATTTTTCGTCGTTGGTATATTGATGGAAGATTGTTCTATCACATTCTATTGGATGAGAAGAGAACAAAAGAAGGTATTATAGAACTACGATATATTGACCCTCGTCGTATTCGTAAGATTCGTGAAATCAGAAAGAAAAAGGATCCTCGCACTGGCATTGATATCATTGCTGATGTAAACGAATACTATCTCTACAACGAACGCGGAATGATTGGTGCACATTCCAATTTAGGTGCTAAGATTGCTCCTGATGCAATCGTAAATGTAAATTCGGGCCTGATGGATAGCAAGAGAGCAATGGTTCTCTCATATCTACACAAGGCAATTAAACCTCTCAATCAGTTGAGAATGGTTGAAGACGCGACTGTTATTTATAGGTTGGCCCGCGCGCCCGAACGCCGCATCTTCTACATTGACGTTGGTAACATGTCAACGATCAAAGCCGAACAATATCTTAAAGATATAATGACCAAATATCGCAATAAGCTTGTATACGATTCAAGCACAGGCGAGATTAAAGATGACCGCAAGCATCTTTCCATGCTTGAAGATTTCTGGCTTCCTCGACGCGAAGGTGGTAAAGGAACAGAAATTTCTACGTTACCTGGTGGTGAAAATCTTGGTAAGATGGACGATGTAGAGTACTTTGAAAAGAAGCTATATAAGTCTCTTGGTGTTCCTCTTGGTCGTCTAGAACAGCAACCCGGCGGTGGCATTTTAGGTCGTACAACAGAAATCACTCGCGAAGAACTCAAGTTTGCTAAGTTTGTGCAACGCATTCGCAATAAGTTTTCAACATTGTTTGATGATCTTATGCGTGTTCAGCTCATCACAAAAGGCATTTGTACAGAAGAAGAATGGAAAAAGTACAAAGAAGATATCTATTACGATTTCAAGACAGATAACAATTTTAACGAACTAAAAGAAGCTGAACTCTTACAGAATAGAGTTGCTATCCTACAGTTGGTTGATCCTTTTGTTGGACGTTATTTCTCTAAAGAATGGGTACGTAAAAACGTTCTTCAAATGGATGAAGAAGAGATTACCGAAATTGATAAGCAGATTGAAAAAGAAGGTATAAACAACGTACCAACTGATGCTATGGGTAATCCTATGCCTACAGATGCTATGGGTAATCCTCTTCCTGTTGATGCTATGGGTAATCCTATGCAGCAACCTGAGATGCCTCAATCCAACGTTATTCCACCAACACCTCAAGAAGAGGTTCAAAACGGATTAAATAGAGATCAGACAGATCCTTTAGCACAACCAGCTAGAAAACGATTTGTTAATGATACTATGGAACCTTTAAGATGAAAAGGTATGATGAGTATCTAACTGAAACGTTAGCAAATGAAATTAAAACTGAACCAGTAAGTTTTGCTTCCAGAGAAGCAAAGAAGATGGGTCTGACATATGTTGGATTTGGAAGATATTCAGACGCTAAAGGTAAAGTTGCATACGTAGTACAAGATGGAAGATTAGTGCCATTTAAGGGTATGGCAGATGTACAGAACATGTACGCTAAGGCATCAACAATGCCTAACCCACAAAAGTCGCAGGAAACTTATGCTACAGCAGAAACATTTGGACAGGTTTATAAGAACCGTCAAAAAGAAGATAAGAAGATTTTTCGGGTTAAGGAAAAAGAGATCCTCCAAACAGACAAAGAGCTAAACAAATACTACTCTCAGATTATTTCTGATGAGGACATGCAAACCATCGGTTCTTATATAGAGGGTGCAGATTCCATTAACAGATATCTTTATAAAGGTTTTGATGACGGAACAGATTCTCAGACTGCAAGTGGAATCACAGATTTAGTGTCTGCAATGGATGAGATTATGGACAGAACAATTACACCAATACCTTTCAGTGTGTATGTTGCTCTTTCGGAAAGATATGCTTCTGAAAAGTTAAAATCAGATAACAAGTTTCTATTCAGAGGGTACACATCTGCATCATTAGACTACAACGTAGTCCTTGAAGCAATGTCAGATTCAGACAAAGCAAAAGTTCTATGTCAAATTGAAGTACCACAAGGACAAAGAGCAATACACATCGACTCAGAAGATATGGAAACAATTTTGCCCAGAGCTACTACAATTCAGATTATATCTGGACCTCATCCTATCAATCCTGATGAGTTTGATGATGTCATGTTATTCCACTGCACTTTAGTGGAAGAATGATAAATATATTAAAGTAAATATTGGAGAAAGTAAATGTCAATCAAAGAAGCAATCAATAACATTCTAGAGAACAATCTAGATGCTATGAGAACTAACTTCTCAAACGTTTTGTCAACCAAAGCAGTAGAGAAGCTTGAAGAAAAGAAGATCCACATTGCTCAGAACTATTTTGGCCAAAAATAAGAGTATAAAATGAAAAGCTTGAGAGATATCAGAGAACAAGCTAGAACTTGTTTTAATGAAGAGAAAGACAAACTGTCTTCTCTTGTACATGCAGGTATTTTGAAAGAGAATAAGCTTTCAACGTTAAAACGCGCTATGGAAAATAGCAATCGCGTTCTAACTCCCTCGGAGCAGGGTACCGTTATGAATGTTCTCGAATCTCTCATCATTGAAAATGCTGTTAATGTGGAAGAAGAACTCCAAAAAGCTCCTACAAAAATGACCGATATGCCAACAGTTCTTATGCTCAAGCGCAAAGCTGTTAGAGTCTATCCTGGTGGTCAAAATGTAGGATTATATTATTCACAGCAATTGGACAAATATGTCGCTGTACCGTTTACACCTGGTGAAACTGCTAAAGCAGATAAGAAATCTGTTTTGACAATGAGCGAGGCTAAAAAAGATGATGATGACACAAATCCAATGCCGTTTCCTGTTCGCAGACCTCGTAAAGCAAAAGCAAAAGATAAGCGTAAACCCGATCAGAAGAATGTTTTTGGAGATACGGCAGATGATTTTGCGAAGGGCGGAATATCACGATTGATCTCTAGAGCCTTTCTTAATTTAGGTCGTAAGCATAGAGTTGCAGGTCTAATTAAAGCTAGGAATCAGAAAAGAGCTACAACAGTTTCGGAAGAAAATCTTGAAGAAGGTTTGGTAGCTGGTGTTGCAGCCCGTGTAGCAACAGGCATCGGCGCTAAATTATTGTCAAAGGTTGCACCCAAAACGGCTGGAAAATTAGCAACTAAGAATAAGAAACTGTCTTCCAAATATTCAAGAAAAACTTTAGATCGGTATGCTAGAATAAGAAAAATTCGAAATCGTAAAAATCGTAGAGATAATGACGTTGATGTAGACATATCGAGTTCTGGTTCAAGAAGAGGATCAGCATCAAGTTCAGGTTCACAAAGACCACAATTCAAACCTGTTCCTATTGGCGGACAAAGTACATTAGAAGTAAGACCAAATGATGCTTTTGGCCAAGCTAGAAGTAGAGCACAAGATTTGCTATATAGCAAACAAGTTCAGGAAACAGTAGAACTTGATCTTAACGGAAATAAATTTGAACTAAATAAATCTGTAGCAGCAAAAGTTCAGAACGTTTACGAGTCTTTAAACAAGACAAATCGTAAGAAGATGTTGCGTATGATGAACGAAAGCACAGAATCTTTCAACAAAATAATTTCATTCGCAGTAGGGCAGTAACATGGCAAACAGAATTGTAGAACAAAAATTAGTAGATAGCAACAAGAAAACAATTGTCAAGTATGTGATAATTGCTGATGGCACAACACAAGAATCTAATACACGACTACTAGATGCTTCAAGTTTGGCTTTTGCTCTAAATGCAAACGGTATCATCTCACAGACTGATATGAAGTCCAATTACAGAACTTCAATCAAAAAGGTTAAAGCGTTTGGTAAACTAGCAGGAACTATTCGTCTCAAGTGGGAAGGCGATGCCAATTCAGAGATTATCGTATTTGGTTCTAGTGGTATTGATTACGGTGCAGAAGGCGAAGGCGTCCTTATTAATAATCCTGAAGCAAACGCTACAGGCGACATCCTAATATCTACCGTTGGTATGGGAACAGGTGATGCAATTACAATGTTCCTTGA